GTTATGAAAAAATTGGATGAAAATTCTAATGTTATTGAATGGTCATCTGAAGAAATAGTAATACCTTACAGGTCTCCCGTTGATGGAAAAATGCACAGATATTTCCCCGACTTCTATGTTAAGACTACTAAGGGTGATATATTCCTCATTGAAGTTAAACCAAAACAACAAACGCTTCCCCCTAAAAAATCAAAGTCCAGAAATAAATATCTCCGTGAAGTAAAAACATGGGGCATTAATCAAGCCAAATGGGAAGCTGCAAAAATTATATGTGATAGACATGGTTGGATGTGGCGTATCTGGACAGAGAGAGAGATAAAACCACATAAATATTCTAAGAGACTTATTTGATAATCGGATAAAAATATGGCGGTAGGATCAATACTAAGAGCAGGAGCAAAGGGAGCAAAACTAGCAGCAAAATTTACAAAGCAAATAAAAGCACGTGCTGGAAAAGCAAAAGAATGGTTTAAAGATTCCGTTAAAGCTGCACACAAACTATCGGCTCCGGGTTCTTATGGTAGAAAACAGTACATGAGTGATGATGGTAATATAGGAACTCCCTCAATCCCAAAGATTGGCGGATTTTACTTGTACCAATATGACCCGAAATGGAAAGACAAATTACCTTGGTATGACATTTGGCCGTTGGTCTTTCCCTTTGATTATGTGGCCGGAGGATTTTACGGAATTAATGTTCATTATCTACCCCCTAATGCAAGAGCAGATCTGATGTTGAGATTATTACAGGCTCATGGGACTGGTTCATTAATGGATAAAAGATTTAGGATGAAAATTAGTTATAATATTATAACAAAATTCAAACCAGCAATACCATGCATAAAAAGGTATTTGTATGGTCATGTTAGAGGTAAGGGTTTTTACACGATTCCAGCAGATGATTGGAGTTATGCGGCAGCACTACCTATGCAAAAATTTGTAAAAGCTTCCGAAGGAAAAGTATGGAAGTGGAGTAAATCACAATATTAAGGTTACAATGGCAATATTTAGAGATGGGGTAAAAGTAGGTAAGTTTGATATTCGTACTGGACTCACTAAAGGAAGGGCCCAAGGCATTCTTGAAAAAATAGGAATCATACCACCAAAACCAAATCCCGTTAGACCAATGGGCGAAATTGATGCAATTCGTTCTGTTGTTGGTATGGGAGAAGGGTTTATGCGACCCTGTAATTTTAAAATTCAATTTGAATGTCCTATGGGTATCCAACAACCAACTTTTGAGGCAGGTACTCCCTTCTCGAAGCCTGGTTTTTCCCCCGGTGGTATGTCTGGAAGAACTGTAAAAGGTGGTAGTTTAGACTGGCAAACTCATAAGATGCAAAAATCTACAAGAAATGAAATCCAAGCCTTATTTGACAGCGCTCAACCTACTGGAAAAACTGATTATAAACCATTTCAAACGACCAGAACCGAGACTGCTGTAAGTAAAAAGTTTGGACTAGATGAGGGCGGAACGGGCCCAGAGGGTGGTGGGGCTAGATTAGTTCGTAAACTAGACTTGTATTGCAGTAAGGTTCAGATACCAGAACTAACAATCAATACTGGTCTATATAGACATTATGGGGAATCTTTTCCCTTTCCTCAAAGTGTTCAATATGGGACTATTACTACTACATTTTATTGTGATGGTGCAATGACTATTAAGAAATTCTTTGATGCTTGGCAAAAATTAATCTGGAATGATATGACGGGCAATTTTAATTATTATGACGAATATGTATCAAATTTTAATGTTTTTACTCGTTCTACAATTTCACGGGGGCAAGTTGCCGCAGGATCTACCGTCACAAAGAAAAGTACACCTGATACATTTCCCGACAACATATCAACTATGATAAAGGACTCAACTAAAGCCTTTGATAAGTTAACAAGTCCGCCTGACGCCGACCCAGACCCCAGAAATATGATTGGCAAGGTTCCTGCCATAGCATTTGCTAATACCTATGGAGTAAAAGTATTTAACTGTTGGCCCCAAACAGTTGGGGCAATAGATTTATCTCATGATGCAACGGACCAAATTGGAACATTTGATGTAACATGGGCATATACCAAATGGAATCCATTTAAGTTGGGTTCAGTTGGTAACCGTAGTGAAGTTAATCTTTCAATTGGAGAATTCAGAAATGAAAAAGATGGATTCCCATTCTTGGAAGACTTACCACCAGAATTGTCTGGACCACTTACAGGTGCATTGGGTCAAGCAGCTACGACAAGTCCTATGAGTAACTTGTCGAATTTGCTTGGTTAATTTTAACAATATAATAATGAAAATATTATGTCTTTACCACAAATTAATGCGCCGGAATACCGGCTCACTATTCCCTCAACTGATGAGGAAATTACATATAGACCTTTTCTTGTAAAGGAAGAAAAACTTTTATTAATTGCACAAGAAACAGGAACAGATAAAGCAACTTATGATGCAATTAAACAAATTATTACTAGTTGTTGTAGTGGTGATTTCAAACTTGAAAAAATGCCCCTATTTGATATAGAGTATATTTTCTTAAATATACGAGCTAAATCAGTAGGAGAAGTCGTAACATTAAAAGTTAAATGCCCCGATGATGATGAAACAGAAATAGAGATTGAGGTAGATTTAACCACAGTTCAAGTTGAGATGGATGAAACCCATGACCCAAGAATCCAGTTGAACGATAATGTTGGTATTTTAATGGCATATCCGACTATTGGAACTATTGGATTTTCAACTGAAAAGCCTAAAAAAAAGGGTGACAATGCCAAAGCTCTATTTGAAATGATTACTAATTGTCTTTACCAAGTGTGGGAAGGTGAAGAAACTTATGATGCTATGGACTATACAATGAAAGAAAAATTGGCATTTATAGAGAGTTTAAATCATGAACAATTTGAAAAAATTCAGAATTTCTTTAATACTATGCCCACATTAAAACACCTAATAGAAGTGGAAAATCCCAAAACAAAAGTAAAATCTACTGTTACTTTAGAGGGTATGAATTCTTTTTTTTAGTAGCCCTTTCTCACATAAATTTGGAAGCATATTATGATACTGTATTCCACATGGTACAACACCATCACTGGAGTTTAACTGAAATTGAGAATATGTTACCGTGGGAAAGGGATATATTCGTTGATAAATTGGCAAACCATATTAAAAATGAAAACCAAAAAGTAAAAGAACAAAGCAGGAAACATGGCTGAAGCTACTCAAGAAGGACAAGAAAAAGTTGCAGGAGGAATTCTAGGGCTAACTGCATTGTTTAATTCGATTCATGCGTTCCATATAGGAAGAGGTAAGGTACAGGACGATACCATTAAAGAGGAAAAAGAGGGTAGGAAAGATGGAGAGAAAGATAGGAAAAGTTTATTAGGGCATTTTAAATGGGCTAAAACTATCCAGCAAAGAACAGCAAAGGCAATGAAGTTTGGGAAGGATGAGGTTGTTAATTTTGGAAAAGCTGGGGCAAAAAAAGTAGCAAAGTTTGCTGGAGACATCATGGGTTTCCTAAAAAAAGGATTGGGTCTTGCACTCCTTTGGGGGCTTTTTAAATGGTTACAAGGAGATGGGTCACAATATATCCAAATGGTTTGGGATGCTATTGTCAAGATTTGGGATTGGCTTAAATTATTATTTGATGACCCTTCTGCAGCACTGGCACAACTTTGGGCAGGAATACTATCCGGGTCGAAAGACATTGCATTTTGGTTATGGGATAACGCAATAAAACCATTGTGGGATTGGTTTGAAGACTCATTTCCCAACATAGCTAAATTTCTATTAGGGTACTGGGGATTTATTGGCTCTGTTGGATTATGGTTATGGAATACTGCCCTTAAACCATTATGGACTTGGTTAAGTGATATGTGGAAAGACCCCAAATCATCATTCAGTGGTATATTGGATGGGGTGGCAAGTGTTGGATCTTGGTTATGGACTAATGTAATCGAACCTCTTTGGACTTGGATAAAACTACTCTTTACTGATCCATCATTGGCTATGGACCAACTCTTTGGTGGAGTGAAAAGTATTGGAACTTGGATATGGACAAATGCTATCCTACCTCTTTGGAATTGGGTAAAATTACTCTTCACAAATCCAAAAGAAGCATTTGCAGAATTATTTAAGGGATATGCATCTATAGGTTTATGGATTTGGGCTAAGGCAATAAAACCAATGTGGACATGGTTTGAGACAACATTTCCTGATTTCTCAGCATGGATTAAAGCAAAATGGGCCGAATTCATGGATTCGCCTATAGGAAAATGGATATATACTGAAGTATTAGAACCATTTACAACATGGTTAGGTACTCTATTTACAGATCCTTCAAAAGCACTTAGTGAAGCATGGGAATTCTTCAAGAGTTTTGGTACATGGATTTTTGATACAATATTAAACCCTCTTTGGACATGGATTAAAAACTTGTTTACAAATCCAAAGCAAGCTTTAACTGATGCGTGGAATTTCTTTTCAAATATAGGTACTTGGATTTATGATAATGCGTTGCTACCTTTTTGGACTTGGTTTAAAGAGATGTTTCCAAGTGTTGCAGCATCATTAGAAAACCTTTGGAAAGGGTTTAAAAATATAGGTACTTGGATTTATACTAATGCGTTGCTACCTTTTTGGACTTGGTTTGAGGGTATGTTTCCAGATGTTGCAGCGGCATTAAAGCAAGTATGGAAGGGGTTTACAAATATAGGTACTTGGATTTATGATAATGCGCTGAAACCTTTTTGGGATTGGTTTTTAACATTATTCCCAGATGTTACAGCAGGATTATCCAAGCTTTGGAACAGTTTATTCAGTGAGGAAGATTCTAAAGGAGGGGGAGATAAATCTCTACTAGGAAAAATTGGAGGATTCTTATCAGACATTTGGGATTGGTTCAAAGGATTATTTGATTTCTCTAATGGGCCAGCAACGGTTAAATCACTTCTGAATGTTCTATTTTTACCCCATACTCTTATTGTTAAATTAATAGATACTATTTGGGGTTTCTTTAAGGGTATTTTTGGATTTAAAGAATCCGAGGCTAAACTACCAAAGGATTTTGCAATAGGTAGTTTTGTATTTGATAACCTTCTTGATCCATTGTTTAAATGGCTTGAAAGTCTATTTCAAATAGATTTTGATGCGCTGGCAAAAACGATGATGCCAGCTTGGTTATATGATTTCTTCTCTGATAGCAAAGGGGAAAGATTAGCAGCTGAGATGTTTAAAAAAGGAATGATGATTGACGATCATGGATTCAATTCAATAGATGAGGATAAGATAAGAGCATTGATTGATGATACTGTTGCGGGTACTCAAGCACGATCAGACATACTGGCAAAGTTGGCAAACGTAGAAAAAGAAGATATAGGAAATTTAGAAGGTAAGCACAGAAAAAAATTCAAAGCAATTTTGGCTGAATATGCAAATGCTCAACTGGGCAAAGGCGGATTAGTCCCAGCCGGTAAAGAAGTTTCCGCAACCCTTCACGGGCCAGAAGCTGTAATCCCACTTCCAAAAAATTATAGTCTTGGAATGCTAGAACGAATGGCGGGAGGGGAGGCAGCTAATGGAATAAGTTCAAATATTACAGTAAATGCCCCGCGATCCGATACTAGCGTGGTAATGGGGGTGAAATCCTTTGACCCCCAGAGAAAAGCACTAGGTTTTGGTTAAGCAGTAGCCAAATTCTCAAAGTACTTCATCGTATCTGATGGAGTACTCTTCACATTTGGTGTACCACCGTCAAATGGAGGTTTTGAATTATCTTCCTGTGACCCAAAGGAATCCTCTACGTCCTGAGCAACCTGCTCAGCAGTTCGATTATCCCGTGCTGCACCAAGTACACGTTCCATTTTCTCCTTCAACTCATCATAAGTCTTGAAGTTGGAATTCTCGTGGAACTGTTTCAATCCATGCTCTGAATTGTAAACCGTTTCCAACGTGGACTCATCATCCATAAGTTGAGTTGGGGCATCAAACTCAGACTTATCGTAATTCCAGAAACCATCAACCTTACGAATCTTCAACTTGAAGTTCGCACCCTTCCAAAGATCGAATGGATTGACCGCATTCTCATCTTCAAACTCAGGTTGCATGGACCCCATAACCTTATCAAAGATCTTCTTCCCGAACTTATACAGAAAGACTTTTCCTTCATGTTCAGGATGTTTTGGATCTGACACCACATAAATGTTAGTGTAGTAAGACAGTTTCCGTTTCTGTCTGCGGGCAATCTCCTTGTCCGATTCTGTACCGGAATTCCAGAGTCGGCGATTTGTTTCACCTACTGGATCGGGCTTGTTAATGGTTGTGAGAGAATTCTCAATATACCATCCACCTGGCCCTTGGAAGGAGTGAGAGAACATCCTTACCCAAGGAATTTCTTCCTCATCTGGTGCAGGAAGAAACCTGATAACGGCATAGCCATTACCTGATTTATCCAATTCTGGTTTCCAGAACCGATCATCATCAAAGGATTTGGTATCGGGAGTGCTCTGCTTCTCGTATTCGTCCAGCAGAGTATTAAGGTTGGACTGTTTTTTAAGTGCGCTAAAAGACATAGTATCTCCTATATTAGTTGTTAGTATTAGCGTATTAACGTATTGAGACTATTTATTAGTCCCTAAAACCCTCACCTTTCATTAGGTGATAGAGTCTGTGAGTGAACACCACCCACATTAATTTAATCAAAGAATCCTCGGCATAATTACCGACACCCCTGATTAAAAATTTGTATTTTGTTTCCATAAAGCTTTCCAACATACAGGAAATACTCGACTGCATTCATAGGCAATCTTGTCTGCAATTTCCCGTGTTTCATATTGTGCATCTGATGCACATCTAAGTTTACATACCCTAGCGAATGCGTAGAGAGTTCCAGACCAGTACCATTCAGTCATCATACTTTGAGGTAGTATCATTCGTGCTTGTTCTGGTGCAACTCCTAACAATATCATATTATTATATAAGACAACGGCACTCTCTTCCAGTTGTCTCTGGGCTGAAGTAACTGTAGTCTCATCATCTAACCATTCTACAGTATAGTTACCCGAACCTTGCTTCTTATCCTTAGCCCGTGATCTCCAGTTTTTAACTTCAAAAAATGTGGGTTCATAATCCACATATCGTCTGCTGATTTCGTTCCAAACGAGTCCTACCTGATGTTTGACAAGTTGTCTTGCAACAAATATAGGGGCCGTAATATGAAATTGTAGAGAGGCATGAGCAAACGGTGACCAGTGATTATGGTCTGCAAGATACTGAATCAGTTTTTCATCACCTTTATTCATTACCTCTGCCTTCTTACCAAAGGAGACTCTGGCCGCATTAACTACGGACAGATCACTCCCCATTTGATCTATCAGAGAAATCTCTGATACTGCCATTACCTGCCTCTTTTGAGAGAGGTAAAGACTTGCAACTTTCGCTGCAACAAAGCATTGTCATATTCCAGACGCCTTACATCCTTCTGAAGATTCCCCATCTTACTTCTAAGATGAGATACCTCACGGATCAAGTCTTCTGTATTAGACTTTCGACTCTGTTTTTTAGAATCACTTTGCATTTATCCTCATTAAATTTAATAAATGGTTGACATTTGCGTAGCATATTACGAAGGCGTGGCCAAATCCACTCATCGTCTACTACACGTTCTACATAAGAAATCCAACCCAAAAAATGGTTTAATATAATAGCTGACGCAATACCCATTTTTTTCTGTTGAATCAACTTCACTATTGGTGGATGTTTACTTCTCGATTCTGTTATAAACATTATACCAAAACTATCGTAAATGTCAAGACATTTCTTGATATCTTGGTCAAATATTCTTGTAATTGATTGTTGATTTTTCTTCCAATTATTATAATTCTGTAGGGCCTCATCACCTGTTAACCATTTAGGATTAGCAGCAGGCATCTCAGAAAAATTAGAAACAAGAAAAGGCTCAAGTTCTCCGTTATACTTTTTCCCCATTTTGTGAAAAAAGTACCTATCACTCCTTTGCATAAATGAATCTTTGGAACAATTGACTGCACCATTGTAACGAATATAATCATAGGATTCGTGATTAAAATGCAATCGTAGTCCTAGATACATTTTATATGCATCATAGGCTTCAGTCATACAGTAGGTGTACTATACAGGTAGTGTACTAGATTTGGGCAAAAAATGAAGCAATTCAGCTTCTACTTGAATTTTTTGCTTGAGGGATTTGTTCACCAATCTGCCGATAGATTCTGGTTCAACATTGTTTTCCTTACAATATTCCAGACAGGCATCCATATATGTAACTTTTTTATTCAGTACCATCTCTTCAATCATGGTACTGAATTTGGTAGGCGTGAAAAATGATAATTCCATAATATTAAAATAAAAGGTTAGTGTTAATTATTAAGCGGTTTCTTCAATAACTGTTACCCATTGTGTACCATATTTCTTATAGTAATACATATTAGTTTCAATTTTTTCTTGCATTTTAAATAAGAATTTCTTACCCCTATGGGAGCCCTTTAACAGTTTTGAAAAGAAGTCATCAAACATATTTTTTATAGGCACCTCTACTGATATGTTTTTACCATTAATTTCAAATGTGTTCAATTCTTTACCAATTCCTGCATTTTTATTTGTTCCTATCATTGCAAAAATATTCTTGTCCTTTATAATCACCGAATGCTGATCATATTTTTTACCCAACTCAATCATTTCTTTCTTAGAAATGTTAGGAATGAATAACGATTTTTCATTTACAAAACCGTCTTCTTCTTGATATCCACCCTTCATTTCAATAAATCCATAGCCCTTTTCTCTAACTATTTCTTTGAGTTCATTATACCGTTCAAGATTTTCTTTATCGGAAAATTCCTTTCTAAATGGTGACATCACACCAAAATTTGATGTTTTCTCTATATGAGTCATAATTCTAGAAAGACTCGATTCGCTAAGGAAAGATCTAAATGATTTCATATTATTTTTATTTGAAAAGTAATGGGGGGGTCTTCTGTTCCCAAGTGACCCCCCGAACTCGGCATCCTAGGCAGCTATTGCGTAAGATGCAGATGAATAATCGCTATTATTTGCGGTTAGTTTAATAAGTCTCCTCAATTCCTTCCC